ATGACGACAGATCCCAAACCTCACGAACGTCCTCATAGCGAAGAGGTGGAGGTTGAAAGCGATGAAAAACAGGATGGCGAACCGATTGAGGTCAACGAGAAGCGCCTGCCCTCACGTGCGATGGCCACCCATGAAGAGATCCGTCAGGAGGGAGAAAAAGAGCTGGAGCGCGATGCCCTTGCTCTTCTGTGGTCAGCGGTAGCCGCCGGCCTGTCGATGGGGGCCTCGATGGTGGCGAAAGGGATTTTCCATGTTCACCTGAGCGAACTTCCCGGTGGTTATTTACTGGAGAATCTGGGCTATACCTTCGGGTTTGTTATTGTCATCATGGCTCGCCAGCAGCTGTTTACCGAGAATACCGTCACCGCGGTATTACCTATCATGCATAAGCCGACGCCCGGGAATATTGGCCTCCTGCTACGTCTATGGGGCGTGGTGCTTATAGGTAACCTGGTCGGTACGGCAATTGCGGCCTGGGCCTTTAATATGATGCCGATTTTTGACGATGCCACCCGCGGCGCGTTCCAGGAGATCAGTTTAAAGGTCATGGAAAATACGCCGTCTGAAATGTTTGCCAATGCGATTATTTCCGGCTGGCTGGTGGCGACCATGGTATGGATGTTTCCCGCCGCCGGCGCGGCCAAAATCGTGGTGATCATTATGATGACCTGGCTGATTGCGCTCGCCGATACCACCCATATCGTTGTCGGCAGCGTTGAGATTTTCTACCTGGTCTTCAACGGCTCGCTGCCCTGGCAAGACTTCATCTGGCCTTTCGCACTGCCGACGCTGGCTGGCAACATTTGCGGCGGCACTTTTATTTTTGCGCTGCTCAGCCACGCGCAGATCCGTAACGACATGAGCAACGACAAAAAGGAGCGGCTCAAGGCGAAAAAACACCCTTAAGTGGCGAGAGTTTAAGCAGTCAACCCATAGATGCTTAACGAACAAGGAAAAAAACGCTATACTCCCGCCGCTTCGTCCCCTTAGTTAAATGGATATGGTTAATAAAAAATACAAGTCAATGTATTTATTGGAAAATAAAGCAGATTAATACCTTTTTATGTACTCATATATGTACACATATTTTGATGGCTTTATATAACCGGGCATTCGTCATCATTACGGCTAGTGCGGTTGATGACGAATGTCACTATTCCTAACACTACGACGTCGTCGAGTGCTTCACCTTCCAGCGCCTCACCATCCCGAGTAATAAACGCACGCCCCATAACTTTCGCAAAATCTGTACCGCCGGAGTACTGGATCAATACCGTGTCCTGCTGCTTTGGTTTAACGGAGAAATCAACTACGGCATAACCAGTTTCAGTCTGTACGACCCTAGTATTAGGGCCGATGCTGCATAGCTTATCGACGGTTAACCGCCCCTCCACATAGTCTGATGCTGGCGATGGAAATCCCACGATTACAGCCCTCCATTCGGGTTGTAAAGCTGGAACGTGCGATCGTCACCTTCCTGCGTTGAGACATCCCGGAATGTCGTCACATAGTGCTCTATCCACTGGTTAGCTTGCCGTGGCGACCAGTGCCAGTTATATCTCTCCAGTTCCTGCAGAAATCGCCTGGTGGTGAGGATGCGCTTTCCGTTAGGCAGTATATCTATTGCCTTACGGCAGGCCGTCTCGATTTCGTATAAACGCGGCATACTTCCCCCTGTCAAACTTACTGTATATAAATACAGTAAATGCATGTGTGCAGCAGATCAATATTGGCAGTGGCTATCAATGATCAGCGCTGACGTAACGCATTGATGCCTCAATTCGACTGGCAACATTGAGCAGGGAAATATTTATAAATCGTCTTCACCCCCTCCTATTACATCGGCTACCGACCCAATGTTTTAACTGCTCAGACCAGAAATATCTGGAAGCTTTAGGCATCTTCTTGGAAGATAGATGAGCGCAAAGACGCACACAGCAATGATGTTATGTAGTATTTTCCCCTTGAGTGTGCCTGCTCAAGGGGATTTTTTATCGCCGTATTGTACTGGCAAATATTTGTAAATCGTCTTCACTCCCACGCCTGTCACATCGGCCACACGCGACTGGACAGGCGGTTAGTCCGGTATGTTTCTCGCGCTACTACTGCTTACGTTAACGTCTGGTAATGATCTAGCGGCGCGACGTAAAGCGGCGTTGAAAGCAATTATAGTGACCGGCCGGCGTTGGTACTTCACACGGTTAGAATGGCTCTGAAATAAAAAATATCTTCTGGATAGCGTTCTCTTCTACGAGCAATGATCCCCTCCACTGGAGGGGTTGATTCAACACGTAGCTCCTTCAGGTGACCCTGTTTTCGTATCAGTATCAAGCCATCATCAATATCATCATATCGAATACTCAGCAGCCTTCCAGCGCTTAAACCCGTGTGAAAAATTAACGCCCACAAGTCAGCCCATGTATCTGAGATGGAAACAAGATTGCTGTTAATAGTTAAAAATTGCTCAAAACTTATTGTTTTCTTACCGTTCACGAACAAACCAAACTGTTTTCAAAGCTGAATGAATTGATTAAGCCAAACGTAACATATCAGGAAAAGTAGTGAAATCTTTGTCTTCAAGTCGCCGGGAGGTACTTGTAGATTGTTTTCACGTCCACGCCTGTCACATCAGCCACCTGCTGCCGGGTAGCGCCGTTCTCCAGCATTCTGCGAGCCCGCTCGATGACATCAGGAGTCATAATACGCCTGCGGCCACCGATACGCCTCTGCTCTCTCTCTGCGGCCAGCCAGGTTAGGGGCATTTATTGTTTACGTAATCTGAATCCGAGCAAAAATGAAACCAGCAGAACGGCAATCCATGCATTATGAGAAAACTCTTGTTGCATTACCGTTCCCCAGCTAAAAATTACATATGGGTAAATAAATTTATCCCATGAAAAATTGATCATCACCCCTCCCCGTCATTCAGAATCGTAACCGGGCTAGTTAGTTGGACAGCGCCGAATGTAGCGCCGTTTCAGCCTCTAACAGCGGGTTACCTGTGCCTGAATACTCAAACTCAAATTCGTTGAATATTGCGTCAGAGTTACCTACCCGCGTCGTATAAATCACCCGCGCTACTGTGCCGATGAGGCTGTCGAGCCTCGCAACTTCGTAAGTAACATCAATAGCTTTCTCAGATGCTGACGACGAATCGACAATACCCAGGGCGCTATAATATTCGGCGCTGGAAACAGATTTTGATAAAGTGAATGCCATTTTTTATTCCTTATGCTGCTACAGCGATATTCTGCCATGTTGCGTTACCATCTGATGGTAGCGTCAGGCAGACCGACAGAATGACATCTCCCGTTGCGTACACGGCTTTCGGCTGATGAACAATAGTGCCGGGTGACGTGAATCGGGGGCGACTCCACCCCGTCAGGCTATAGGTGCTACCTGCTGGGGTATTATCCGTACCGATAAACCGCAGAATGCTGTAAATCCCATCAGAACTCCACGCGTTTCGCAGGATGCATCCCTTGAATGTCAGGTTTTTAATGTATGACGCCGTGCCGTTCGCTACCGTAACACCGCCCGTTGCGCCGATTTTGCAATTTATAAACTCGGCCACTTCGGCGGAATTTGCCGTCGAGAGGCTCAGGGTCGGGATATCACAGTCGTTGAATTTATTCAGAGGGCTGGCGGATATGTGGGTAATACCGTTAGGGAAATTACACCGGGTTGCATCAACATACGATGAGTCATCCGCTGATAACGCTGTGTCGATTCTGGTGTCTTTTAGTTTGCCGATAAACCGTGAGCCCCAGTTCAGTACGCGTCCGCCTCTGATTTCCGTGTATGCCGACCAGGAGAAAATGGTATTGATATCTGCCATGTTGACAGCCAGGCGCGACGTCCCCTCAAAATAAACATATCCAGCAGTGATTAAATCAATCATGGACCACGTATTAGCTGAGAAGAATGACGTTCTCGCTTTATTACCGCCGCGGCTTGTGGTGATTTTATTGTTGACGTTACCGCAGGTCGATTCAACCAGCGCGATAGCAACGTGACTGCCCGCGCTGCCGTTCAGGGTGTTCTGATCCCCGTAGTATGTTTTACCATTCGCATAGGCGTAGTCATTAAATGAGGCGTTGCCCAGATGACCACCCGTCAGGTAGATGACGTGGTTAACGTATTTCAGCCCCGTGGATGTCGTCGCCCCCGTCAGTCCGGTATATCCGTCATCCGTTGTCAGAACCGCATTGGCCTCTGCATGAATATGGTCAATAACGATTTTCGAACCGGCGACGTAGATCCCTTTGTGATACGCGTCATGACACAGGATAAATGGGTATACGATTGAGTTGCACTCATCTCCGTTGGAGTTTGTAAACAGGGAATATTCATTGACATTACCGCAGCGTTCCATAATGCAGACAAAATTAGAATCGTAAATGGGGGCTTGCTCTATACCTACACCGTTTATATCAAGAGCTCGCATAAACTTGCCGTATGCTCCGGTGTATTTCACATAAATACCGCACATATTACCGGCACGTTTATCCAGGTCCCTGACTGAGATAGTTGAAAAAATCAGTCCGTTCTGGATGGTGCTGAAATCCGTGTTCGGGTCACCGAGTAGTAGTGCATATTTACTGGTGGTCTTATTAAATACTGAAGATTTGACGTGGAAAACCGGGTTTCCCTTGATGATGTTAATACCGGTAGCCACCACTGTTTTTGAAATATAATAGCCACGCTCGAGAAGGTTTGAGCTATACGTTTTAGCTGAAAAGTCAACGGCCAGATTGTTCGCTATTGCAGTCGCAAACATCGCGTTCAGCGCATCCGCACAGTCTGTACCCGCTGCGGTCCTGGTGGAGTCACAGAGCGCACCATAATGCTCAGCGTGGAGTGTTTCGCTCTCAATGAGACGCTGCCAGTACATATCAGTGACACCGTCCGGCACACAAATATAACCACCGTCGTCAGTGGCAGAACCGGATTTAGCAATAAACTCACCAAACCCCACAGGCGGTAGCGCCAGCGCGAACCAACCCTCAGCGGGGGCGTGAGAGGCCAGTAATATTTTCTGCCCTACAGTGGCCGGGGTGACGGCACGTAACGCAGCAAAAGAGTTGACCTGCCCGACAAGATTAAAACCTTCGCTTGAACCCAGGTTTGAGCGAAGGGCCGCGTCACCGATGTTCGACCATTTCCCCGTGGGGTTAGCAGCCGACCACACACCGCCATCGTTCTCAGGAGAATCTCCGGCAATGACGTGCTCAAGCTCACCAAGGTATTTGTACCAGGAGCCATTGTAGTAGACGATCTGCTGGCGATTATCTACAGCCAGACCAACAGCCCAGTTGCCAAGCTCTTGCCAGCCGATAGCTGCAACTGCCTGCTCGCCGCGACCAGTTATGTAGTCGATAAAGCGACTGAAGATCATCTCCATGCCGTACCAGGTTTTGCGGAGCACTCCTAACCGGTCATCGAGATCTTCTTTTGTCCTGTCATTAACGAATCTATCCACGTTTTCGGCGTTATCGTACAGGTCCTTTACGGCAGCGGACCCTAAAGGATTTTTCGTTTTGTATGTGCTCATAGTCGCCCTATAACAAAAAACCCGCCGAAGCGGGTTGTTGAGAGTTATTTCTGTTTTATGCAATGTCGCCGGGATAACTGGCGTTGTCGTAGTCGTAGAAGGATGCGCGGTACTCTTTGGCGGTAACCTGACACGTCCCGTCTGATTGTGGGGCAATCTCCTCAACAATGGCGTCATAGACATGACGCGTTGAGCCGCAGAACACCAGGCGGACTGGCTCAATGGCTGGTGAAGTATGGTCAATCTTCAATGGGTCATCAAAATCACTCAGATGGGGAACGGACAACTGATAATCCCCCACTCTGCTCGCCACCATCAGACCGGATGCAGAGCCATCCTGATAGCGGATCAGCGCGCGGGGGTTTTCGAAAGACCAGTCCAGCAGCTCCGTGACGGTGAACGTTGTCACGCCACCAGCCGTTGTCATCGCCTCCACCAGACAGGAAATCGTGTTGTTACCCGGAATATCATCCGTGAGCACAATGCGATCGCCCGTGTTGTAGCACAGCGCGTCCAGCTCGGTGGTGGTCTGGTATGTAACCCGCTGCTGAAGATACTTCATCAGGCGACGCATGCCGATCTGGTAGGCGTGATCCTGATTCAGTACCCCATCGAGTTTGTAGTTCTCTATTTTCACCGGCGTGGGATTATCAGGCGTCCTGCATTTAACGGTCTCCTCTGCCCAGGTAGTCCCGTTGATGTACGTCACGTCGACACCATCAAAATCATCGTCGGACGGCACGGTAAATCCGCTCTGCAGCTCCTCCACCATCTCATGCGGCGTTATGATCCCCGTCCAGGGCTTAATCCCCTCGCGGTTGACCGTCGCAAGACCATCGCTTAACAGGAAGCGGGATTTCCCGGCACTGGCTATAATCTGCAGCATTTCCAGCGCCGAGATACTGTCGCCGGTGGCGAAATCGAAATTTTCGCCCCGTGGCGTCCAGTACGCGGACTCCAGCGCGTTGATGGTATCGACGTCCATCTCCAGCCCCAGCGAGCTCCCGACATGCAGCAGCGCCCCCGAAATGGTTCTGGCCGTTCCAGAGTCATAGAAACGCGTTGCCACAACGTTTACGCGGCGGTCCGACTGCGCCGCCAGCTTCCCGCCCGTCTCAACGGTCACCGCCATCAGCGACACATCGGGATAGGATGAAGGACGAGTTAGCAGCCGCCCACGCAGTGCCTGCCAGTACATACTGTCTCGCGCGTTGTTTGATCCCTGCTCATTGCGCCGACGGCAGCGAACTTCCACCAGCCCCGGAGAACTGAGGGTGATCCGCTCAGTGAAACCTAACCCGTTGATGTTTTTCAGCGCGTACTCTCCCTGGTGACTCACCCACCCTGATCCAGAACCGTAGACGCGATACTGTATCTCCCACTCAACATGGCGAATGCGTTTTTTCCCCTTACTGTCAAAGCCGCAGATACCGTTCGGGAAGGAGAAATTCACCTCGAACATATCGACGGTCTCATTTTCAGGGCAAACCAGGAACGGCCCCAGCCAGCTCAACGTGTCGTTAAGACCAGTGGCCTCATAGTCGATCATCGTCCGGGCGGTGAATCCCGGCCATGACTCATCAACGGCACCATTAACCAGGCGCGCCACCGTCGCCGTTGTGCCGTCGGTCGAGACAATGCGGTACTCATTCCCGCGGTGAGCAAGTGAAAGCCGTTGCACCCCCTCCGGCATGCCGGAAAAGGCTGTTCCCGTGGCGCTGTTATAGGCAAGCGTCACATTCGCCGTTACCGCCGGGCTGCCGCCGGTTGATGCCGTGCCGGAGGTGTAAACCGGGGCATCACCGAAAACAGCTGCAGGCAGCGAGGAGGATGTGATTGCCCCACCAACGAACGGACTGGCCGCCTCGGTTATCAGTACGGTACCGCCGTTGTCCCGTGCGACCAGGCCGGAGCCAGTGAGCCCCTCGGTGATAGCCGCCAGCAGTCCCGACATCGAGATGTAGTTTGCTACCAGCGACACCGTATAGGTGGTGCCCTGCCATGTGATCATGAACGTACTGGAGCTGGTCGAAAAATCGTAGGTGACGGGAGCCGCACTGGCCTGAATTTTCGCTGGACTGCCACCCTCGCCAGGCACCGCATCCTGACCCGGGGTATAGGACGCAATGACGAGGTCATAATCGACACTGTTGAAACTCAGCGTCACCGGCATACCCGCTACGGGAGCAAGTTCGGTAAGCAACGAGCTGGCAAAAACACTGTAACCAGAAGAGGTGGAGATCAGATAATTTGTCGGCGCCTTAATTTCAACTATGGCCCCCGTTACCCAGCTGTCCGGAAGAGAATTATCGTCCTCGTCGTCATCGTCACCATCATCCGTATCAAGGCCTGTAAAGGTTACGGATGCACCAGAAACCGTCATGCTGTCAGCGATAATATCGTCGGAATCAGGTGAGGTCTGGGCCATGTCCAGCCCTGTTCCGCTTGATGTTCCACCGACCTCTGTCGAGTTGAACCAGTTCTCGCTGCGCTCATCGCCGGAAACGTCAGCGCCTGGCGGGTAATGGGTGCTGCTGAACCCCGGCAGCGTTGAAGCTGGCGTACTGCCAACCCGGATATCGCCATTGGTATAAATCAGATCACCGACACCGAGACACAGCAGCATCTGGACGCGCATTTTCGTAGGATCGGCGGCATCAAACCGGGTAACCGGCTGCACCACATAATCCGGGTAGATACGCACCCGACCAAACACCTCACGAATGGCATCACCGAGTTTTGCAGTATTTGCCTTTGCCGGGTTCAGGTCGAGACTCCGCCCTGTGGATGAGGTATAGCCCCCCGTATCGATACTGCTCATCATAAACAGCGAATAAGCTGCTGCAGCAACGGAGATGCCGACACCTATCCACGCGATGGTGGCGGCCTCCAGCCCGAAGGGCACCGGATAAAGCCGGACATCACTTTCAGGGTGGATCACGCAAGTAGCCCACTCGCCTGGCGGAATTGACAGCCCCTCAACCTCAACGGTCAGCGGTGGGACATCCCGATCCTCGTAGCCTTCAACATTTGCCACCAGCCAGTTGCGAATACTGGTCACACCATGCTCATGCGTTTCGAGTGGTTCACCGGGAAGCCGGGACGGATAAAAACGAATGGTCATTGCCAGAACTCCACTTTGACAAATCGCCGCTTAAACCGCGCTAACGGCAGAAACGTTACGTTAGAACCTGGATTGCATTCCGCCACATGCAGCAGGCCATCAATACTGACGACAATCCCCACATGGGTGACGGCTGAGCCGGAATAACAGGCCACGCCAGCCCCTTCGCAGGGGTCGCAGCGTTCCAGGGTAAGCATCATTTGACGCGCCTCCCGGTCGAGGCCGCCGTCGTCTTTCGTGACCCCGGAAAAATCAGGCCAGAGAGGCAAGCCCAAATCCCGGCGTATCTCGTTCACAATGCCGAAGCAGTCGAGCTGCGGATATACGCGACCGCCCTTCAGCCAGGTGACTGAACGGTATTTATCAGGGTTAAACATGATGGATTCCTTAGCTGATATAACGTAGTCCGGGGAAGACAGGGAGCGTGTAGCGGTAACGCGGCCAGGCCATATCAAGGACATTCATATAGCCCGCGGTGATCTGAACCTCTGTTGCCGTCCAGTAACCCGACTTGATTTTCAGCGTATACGGCACCGCCGCAGGCGCGGCTAAATCCGTGGAGATAAAACTGCGGTATGTCAGCGATGCAGATAACCTGTTAGCCAGGGCATTGCGGATCGTCGTGGACACAACACCATCTACATTGCACAGGGTGAATTTCAAATCTTGCGTACCGTCGGCGTTGCGCGCCGGCAGCGCAATGTCAATCGCGCAGGCGGTAAACGTTACGGTATTGCCGCTCTCTGTCGTCGCCGTAATATCCTCATACCCCTGGCACAGATAGTGAACATCTGAACCAACGGTGATCTGCAGCGTTTCAATGATCACCTCCGGCCCGCTGCTGGCATAGAGCCTGTTAAGTCTTGTCATGCTTCAGGCCACTCCCTGTTAACAGCAAGATCAAGAATATCGCTGTTCACAATGAAGTCAGGGAACTCGGCCCAGCCAGGCGGAAGGATTGGACGCTCCCATAATTCCAGCGTTGCACTATATCGCCAGTATTTACCGCCCTCTGGTGTCGGTCCCTCGTATATATCGACAAACCTACAGACATAATCTTGCGCACCTAAAGGGGTAAGGAGCGGCATGTTGAACCAGTCAGCCCCATCGGTAATGATGTCTCGGTACCAGGCTTCGAAAAGCTGTGCCTGACCATCAGTAAAGATCCATGAAACTGGCGTTTGAGAAGGAACCGAAGTATAAGCTCGCCTTTGTCGCCGCCTGCCGGTAACCATCGCTGTACTTTTTAGCGGAGAAGTCGCTTTAAGACCAAAGTTCTCCTTCAATGGGCAAGGGAGATAATCCTTCGGGTAATTGAGATTAGTTGAAATTGCCATCAGCTAATTTTCCTCCCCGAGGTAGTTTTACCCATCAAGGCCTTATGCAAATCACCCTGACCGCTTGCGACTGAATTAACCGCCTTCCGGTATCCCCTTTCTGCCCCCTCATCTGCAGCCTTACGGACCAGCGCCAAAGTTGCATCGGAAGGGTTACCATTGATGGGAATAGTGATCGTGGGAGAATAAATAGTTCCACCACCGGTTGACTGGTTTGCAACTCGATCCAGAGTGGCATCCAGTTTGGCACTGGTCGCTGCGGTGGTCACCCGCTCTCCTTTTTGAAGCAACCAAGTACCAGTTTCAGGAACTGCATCAATCCCATCGTGGGCCATGCCAGAAAGGGAAGCTGCAGAAATAGCAGCAACCATAGGTTCTGTTATAGCCGCTGCAGCAGCCATCGCGGCTGGAGCTAATCCCGGTCCGACAATTGGGATTGCAGCCGTTGATGCAAAAGCGGCAAGTTGAGCCTGCAATGCGGTTGCTTGCGCGTTAGCAATCATTGCAGGAATCGCAGAGGCTTGGGCTGTTTTGTTTACCAGCATCTGAACACCTTGATACACAATCCATTGAGCAGCCATATCAACCAGAGCTTTAATCACTGCCTGGCCAAGGTCTGCAAATACTCCCTTTATTGCCTCCCCCATCGATTCAGTTCCGCTTACAACATCATATAAATGTTCTGAAACTGAGTCCGTAGCAGCCCCTAAGATTGATGTCATTGCGTCCGCTGCTTGTTGGTAATAATCAGTTGAGCTATCAGCAAAATCAGCCAGAGCACTAGAAATACCAGATTGCCAATCATTTCTTAGGTCATCTGACTCATGGTAATAATCATTTTGGATCTGCAATCTTTCTTCAAGAGCTTTTTTTAAGGCGGTTTTCTTTTTTTCATATAAGCTTTCTTCAATGTCGCCAGCTTGAAGTTGATTTAAAAGCTCCTCTTGTCGAGTTTCATAATCCTGCTGAATGCTGTTTATTTCACGCATTCTTTCGCGGTCTTTCCCTCCGAATGAAAGACCGGATAGTTCATTATCATAACCCTGTTTAACAAGCTTATTCTGTTTATTTAAACCTGACACATATTCTGCAAGCTTAGCATTCTCCTTGTTTGTGCGAAGCTCTTCTTTTCTTGCATCAAGAACTTTTGCAGCAGTACGAAGTTGCTCTTTCTGTGACTCTGATAGTTTTTTAAGGTTTCCGCTGGTTATATCAAAATTAATCTTCTCCAGTTCGGTTACTTCTGCAGTTTTTTTACCTGTTGTTTCAATTAGGGCGGCCTGCTTTTGTAAATCAAGCAGTCTATTTTTGAAAGCATTGTCAGTAGGATTGCTTTTTGGTTTTGTTTTTGGCTGGTTCTGGTTAGACTCCCCTTTGCCCAACGAAAAATCATTATCTTTAGAAGTGTCAATGCCAAGATCAGAAAGTAGAGATGTGAGCCCTTTCGCTCCTCTATCTACCTGCTCCGGAGTCATGCTTGACTTTATCGCGCGAAGAAATTGAAGACGTTTAGTTAAAAAGGCTAATTCGTCTTTTTGTTCCTTACTTTGATTCCCTCGTTTGTTAAGGAATTCAATGCGCTGTGCAATATCACTTTCATCAGCAGCGTTATAATTACCAGATACAGCACCGATACGAGAGCGGGTATAAGTTGCAATGGCCCCCAGGCCACCAGCAATACGCCCCACAACCCCGGCAAGGCTTATGGCTTCACCAACCAGGTCTGATAGCCCCTGAAGAACAGCGGGATCGGTGAAGACGTCACGAATATCATCAAGTCCAGACTGTAATGGCGTAAGATCCACTTTAGCCAGCCCGGAGGCTATTTCCATCTTCAGGCCACGAGCGCTAGCCTCAATATCCTGAAAGAACTGGTTTACTTTGACGAGGTTGTCAATATCCTCTTGTGGCGGGGCAATACCAAAATCTTTTGATAATTGAATAAATTGCTTTAACTTCTCATTGTTGTTCTCGAACAATGGAAGCATTTTTGATAAGTCATTACCGAGGCTTTCAAGAATATTAGTTTTACCAGCCTGACTCGGTATTTTCTGCAATGCTTCACTGATAGCCATAAGTTGCTTATCAGGAGATTGCTCGGAAAGTTTTTTAGCAGAGAGGCCAAGAGTATCGAGTGCTTGAGCCGCCTCTCCTGATTTATTTAAAACAGCATCACCAACTTTATCATTAATGTCTTTAAAAATATCTGCAATGTTATCGCCAGTTAAACCAGCCTGTTCCGCTGCGTATTGCCATGACAATAAATCCTGCGTGGACATTTTTAAGGATTTAGCCCAGCGGTCGGCCTCAGTTACCTGTTGAGCTGTATTTTTAACAATGGATAACCCAGCAGCCCCTATTCCAACTGCTGCTGTGGCTGCAGCTGCCCCAACTGCGATGATTGCTGAACTTACCTCTTTGGCGTCTTTTTTTACCTGGTCACTCCACTTCTGGGAAGCTCTTTCGGCTTTGCCCATGCCCTGAACAAATCCACCTACTTTGGCAATCAGGTCAATTGTTAACGTACCGAGTGACTTGCCAGCCATTGCGTTTTCTCCAGGCAATAAAAAACCCCGCCGCAGCGAGGTTCATCATTAATTTGAAAGGCTACTTTTTAAATGCCTCAGCATAGGTTTGGGCAGTTTTTTGTGATGACTCCATGAGATCATCAGTCAGCGTTTGCTGCCCCCATTTGGTTACTTTCCCGTTTACAAAAGTAACGACCAAACGATCATTGGCTAACTGTTCATTGTCTACAATTGTGTAGGCATACCGTGTCTTATTCCAATAGATCCAGCGCTCACGTTCTGCGTTTACATCCGTCCGTCGCGGTGCTCCCATGATCTGCATAACATCATTTTTTGTCATACCAAGGGACAACAGCATTGACTTCTGGTTGTAGTCAATTTTCTGTTCTGATGGCGCGCAAGCTGTGATAGCTATAGACGAAGCACCAAGAAATAAAGCTAAAATTATCTTTTTCATACCCCTATCCATGTAGTTAATGATCTTATGATCATAGTGATGCTGAATTGTATTTTACAATTATTAATGCCAACTTTTCATAGCATCTTCCAGAGATAATGGCGCTTCGTTGATGTGCGGTGCAAAGTCACTTACCTTGAACGGCGGCGTGTTCTTTGCCTTATTGATGTTAGCCAGGACAGAAGCCACCAGCGAAGCCCCCCACTCGGTTCGCATCATAACGTTAAGCTGACCATACTTATTACGGTACTTTACCCACACCTGAAACTCACGAAGGCTCATTCGCTCCTGAGCCTCCGCTATGGTCCGCCCGCCGATGCCGTTCATGACTAACTCACACCAGAACTCGTCTTCTCCTGTGAGTTCGTAGTCTTTCCCAGATCGTTGACTTCCTGGATGACGGCCAGCAAAGCAATAACGATTGGCCCATCGAGCGCGCCACGGTCTTCAGATGCAGTTCCGAGAATGTCTGCCTCAGTAAATATTTGCTTCCCTTCCTCATCGCAAATATGGGCAGCAATACGCCCAGCCACCGGATCAGATTTTCCGTTGTACGCCAGCAGTTCAGCTTTAGTGGTGTGGTAGCCCATCGGGCGCACATAGACGGTTGCGATATGCTCTTTCCCGTCACGGCCTTTCCACTTAATTTCTTTTTCCACGGGACGCCCGGTAAAAGCACCGGTTTCTTTTAACGTATCGAGAGTAAGTTGCATTTCAGCTCCTGAATAGAAAAGCCCGGATAACCGGGCATATTAATTACGCTGCGGCCTTCGGCACCCATACGGAAGAGCCAGACCGCTGGATCGTGGCGGAGGTCGTCACAACAGCGTTACCCTGAAAATCAAACGGGAAGTCAGAAACGTAACCCTGGAAAATGAACCAGGTGCGATCCGATGGCAGCACCAGGCCATCAACAGCATCCTCAGCGCCAGGAGCGGCGGCTGTCGGGACACTGGTTCCATCTGACCAGCCAACCGCAAAAGTTAACGGCGTCTGGTCATTCGCTTCAGCGAGGCCATGCAACATAATGTGGCTTGCGTTCGTCGGATCAGCGTTAAGCCCAACTGTTGCGGCCGCAGGCGTTTTAAGTCCCTTTTTGTAGGTTCTGGAATCCCGCTCACTCAGACAGGTATCTTCAATCTGATCGGCAGGGTTCCCGCCGGGGTTGAAACTGGTGATGCATTCAACCTCGCTGACCACGCCAGACTTGAGCACAAAAAACTGCGTGCCTTGCGTTAATACAGACATGTTTTGTCTCCATAAAAGAAAAACCCGCACAAGGCGGGTCAGTTTGGGGTTGTTGGTTATCTGGTCGTTATCCAGTCAACATCGAAGGAATAGCGGTATCGCATTGTTTCAGGATCGCGGCTTTGTTCACCCCATCGGGTGATATAGGCCTTGCCCTCAATTGCGTCACGCAAAGCGCGGGCAACGGCGATCACATCGGTGTCAGTATCACCATAGACATCAACCTGCAGAGAATAGTGATCTGCATCTGGCCGCTGGTTCAGATAATTTTCAGGGAAGCCACCTACGTTTTGCCAGACTGCATAGGGATAAACGATATTATCGTCCTGCATACCGAACGGATAAAGCCGCACGGGAGTAGAACCTAACAAATTCCTGACTGCCTGGCTGGCTGCGCAAACTGCAAATATTGGAGCAATCATACCGGAGTTCCTTTTTTAGCCGCCCGTCGTACAGCACGATCGATGGACTTTTCCAGCTCCAAAGCAAAAACGTTAATCACATCGGCATCGACCCCATTCAGTGCAGGCCTAATTATTGGCCTCGCAGCAGCATGTTCTGTGCCGAACTCCAGGAATCGCCAGTACCAGGTATCCCCGCCGGGATTACCTTTATCTCCGGCAGTGTTAAAACTTTTACCCGCCCTGCCTTTTCGGACGTTGGCCTTTGTATTGGCGTATTGCCTGGCGCCGCCCATCACCCCGACACGAAACGTTGGATCGCCGGTTCTGCGAAATGCCTTGCTGCTGAAGCTGACCACAATGTTTTTGTAGATAGCCTCTTTGGTGAGAGGATCATCTACCCTCGCGGCATTATTGCGCGCTCTGTCCCTGATGACGTTTGCCGCTTTACGCAGTGCTGCACGACCGGATTTATCGCGAGTAACCTGTGAGACGGCATCCAGTTTCCCCAGGACGGAATCGAGGCCAGTCAGGTTTACTTCTACGCCATCAGCCATCGTTAGCCCCCTCTGAACAAGGTAGTGTCAGGTATTCCCTGCCGCTCCGGGGGTCAGGTAAAACGCCCTCAATGTTGTAGATGCGGTCACGAAACAGGATCCGATGTTTCCGGGTGACGCCCTCACGGTAACGAATCGTTATTCGGGTGGTAACCTCGCCCTGAGAAGCCTGGGCCGCAATAAACTCACGTGCGGATAAAGCAGCGACTTCGGCCCAAAGGGTTGCGACATCGCGCCAGGTATTAATCACGGCTCCCGTTGTCGGGTTCTGTTCTTTGACGGGTTCCTGCAGTGTGATCCTGTGACGCAATTTTCCGGCCTGCATATCACCCCCTTGGTTTCCCACTCAGATAGGTTTGCTGCTCTGGCGCCTCATCGAGATCGCCGGCAAGCGACTGGATAATTACATCGGACAGGGCGACGTTAGATTCAGCCAGGCGGTTTATCGCTTCCGTCTGCTCTCGCTGTGCTGTTGTTTGTTCTCTCAGCGCTGCTATCAGCGCGTTTACCAGTTGTTCGTTCATAGGCTATTTTCGTCCACTTTTTTAACCACTCACGCCGTTTAGCACATCCTGAGCAGCCCATTAGTTCCACCTCCGGTGCCTAATCAGCAGCGCCTCAACTCCCAGCGGAACTTCCGATAGGTTCTGCGCTACCGCTTCGCGGTTCGCATACCAGTGTCCAATCAGCAAAAGCATTGCCGCCCAGATGCCGGAAGTAAAAATAATCTCACGGGGCTGAGTTGCCCCTTCCACTGGCGGCGTTAATGTTTCGACCAGCTCCCCGTCGCAGAACCGCTCAACATAATCGACGGAGGCCGAAGCATAGGCAGCAATAAGCGTATCTTCGTCGTCACCATCAACCTTCAGATGCGCCTTTATCTGCGCCAGCTGTTCCTCGCTTATTTCCACCTTTACCCCCTGGTTTGGCTTTAGCAGGCTCCGCAGAACCAGAGTCTGTTGCCTTTTCCGGCTCAACCGCCTCGGCCAGATGCAGTTTCACCAGTACTTCGCCGATTTATTTATGCACCTCGCGGATTTCCCCCTGAGATACCGTACCCAGGTGATAATGCGAGAACATACGGAGAGCTTTAATTTTCATCGCATTTACGCGGCCATTGCTGGCCGCGCCCTTTTGTTATGCACCAGTGCTGACAGCAATATCACCCGTCACAATCGCTGCCGGGCGATAGTGGGCCAGCGCCAGGCGCTCTTCGCAAAGGATGGTCAGCATGTTTTTAACGAAGTTATCGCGGTCCTGGTTGCTGATCTCGATGGTGGCATCCATGCGATCCCAAACCTGCGACGCCAGGCCAAACGCGCCAACGGTGAATTTGCCTGCCGTCTGCGCTGTGGTCGACACCACCGGAAGCCCCCAAAGCACTTTCGAGGCAAACGCCTGCGGGCCTCCGAGGATGTAATTGCCGTTAGCGTCCTTCAGCAGGGCAATACGGTGCCAGTCCGCCGGGTTCAGAATGATGCCGTCTGCTTCGAACTCACTCAGCGATACCTGATAGATGGCGTGTGCCAGAACATCAGCGCCAGTATCTCCGGTTGCGTTGAGTGTGGTTTCGTAGTCATTCGCTACTACGTTGAGCCCCTGCAGGTTATCGCCGGTACCGTCCCCGTTCAGCATCTGGTTCTCTTCCACCAGTGCCAGTCCGTACATCATGCGGGAATTGATGTAAGACTCGAGCGCCGGGGCATCATCCATGATCTGGCGCGATGCCTGGATCCAGTGGGCGATAGTTTTCACGTTCGCCGTTTCTTTGGTGAAAGTGATGTTGCTTTCCGGCTTGAGGGTACCTTCTGCCACTGGTGCTGCAGCGTTGGTAAACACGTTTTCGCGCACGTATTCCAGCGCGTTACTGGTGATACGCCCCTGTGCCAGCAAGTCACGCACGGTCAGACGGCGAAGACCAGGCATAAGAATACCCGGCAGCTGCTGCGGCAGGACCAGGGCACCTGCCGACGCTGCGCCCGAACCAATCGCTTTATCAAAACTGGTAACTTTCGCTTTGGTACGCGAGCCGTCCCAGCCCTTCATCAGGTCTTCAGATACGCGCTGAGCAAATGACTTCTGCGCAGTCTGATCAGGAGAGTTTCCGGCCAGTTTCTGCTCAAGATCGAACAGGCGGGTGCCGGTGGCTTTCAGTTCTTCCTGTGCTTTCGTCAGATCGATCTGCAGCTGCTTGTTGATTTCACCGGTCTGGTTGATGGATTTACGCTGTTCTTCGATAAGCTCCTTTACTTCTTTTTGGGAGTTTTCGATAGCTTTTTCCAGTACAGATAATTCAGACATGTGTCACTCCGTTAAGGTGTCCGCAGGTTAGCGGCAAATGAGTTAATGCGCTGTGCCAGCGCGTCAATGTCGTCGCTACCGAACTCGCTTCGGCCTGCAGACTTAACACGGGCGATAAATGCCTGTGCTTCTGAACGCGAAAGCCCGACTGAATCCCTCAGCCAGGCCTCCGCATCGCGAATAGATTTGATACTGTCGATGCTCTTCATGGCCGTTACGCCAGCGAGCTCGTTGGCCGGGAAAGTACAGACGCTAATTTCCCGCAGGTAAGAGATGTTTTTGAAGATGAGCCCTGACGTGCCAACGGTGTAATCATCAGGCCCAACGGAAAACCCCACTGACATCCCTTCAACCGTGCCATGCTGCATGGCAGCTTTCAGGTCTTCGGCCAGGCTAAGCCCTGGAGTAAGTTGACCACGGACAAATAGCCCCTTGTCATCTTCATGCATGGCATCCCATTTACCGACCGGGATAGCGCGTGTCTGGTGGTTAAAGAACATGGCCACCTTGCGGCTCTGATTAGCAATCACACCAGCGAACGCACCAGGCAAAATAATGTCGCCATCGGCGTCGGTGTTATTAAAAACCGAGGCATACCCTTCAAATGTTCCCTTACTGCCGTCGCCGATGAACTTGATTTCTGTCTGGTCGAAAGCCAGCGTCTTCTGAATGTCAGGCATCATAGCCCCCATAAAAATTAAGCCCCGGCATTGCGGGGCTCTTTGTTTGTTCCGAGATCGGTAATGGGCACGTTCTGCGACTGCCGTGTCGCCACATCACCTCCGGGCAGCGGCGGCAGGTTATCGAGCCTTCGAACCTCGTTAACGGTCCGAATCCCGGTATTGACCATGATTTGCATAAATGATGCCCGGCTTGTTGAATCACCGCGCAACAGCCCGTCGAGGTTATGCTCGGCGTGAATGATGCCCTGTTCTGACTCTTTGACCAGCCAGCGCTCAATGCTGTACTCCCACCGATCAAGGTAGGGTTTGAGGGTATACTGGAGAAAGCCCAGGTTTTGCTGTTCAATCCCCGATCCCCAGGAAGTGGTTTTGTCCACGTCGCCGACCAGATGTGGAGGCACGCCGTAAAATCGCGCCAGTTCGGCGACCTGAAATTTACGCGCAGCCAGAATTTCTGAATCCTGAGGCGAAACGCCGATAGGTTGCGTGGTGAAGCCGCTCTCAAGGATCCAAAGCCGCTTTTTGACCGGGCCACCAGCAATCTCCTTAAAGTTTTCCTCCAGTTGCCCGCGCTGCTCTTTCGTCAGCACCTTGCCGTCAGTCATCAGGATCTGCGGAGACTTCGCACCGTTGGCGAAAAATTCACGCTGGTTATCTTCCATCGCTATGGCCACACCAGCAGACTTCGCACTGAACGCCAGCGGCGAAAGACCAGTCAGACCATTGAAGCCAAATCCTTTGAGATGAAAAATTTCTTTCTGTGAAAAGTCAGCGTATTCAGTGTCCCGTCGGTAGCGGTAGATAATATTTTTACCGTTATCGCTGAGCCGAACTTCCATATTGGCGCTCATCAGTGGAACCATGCTAATCACGTCACCAACACCGTTTCGCTCAACATGTGCATAGGCGTTGCCGTAGGCACATAACTGCATAGTCATTGCTTCGCGAAACTCAAGAGCGGTCATGAAGTTGTTGGGACGGAATCTCAGCAGTTTCGCAAGGGGGTGACTGTTGTCCACTTTCGTGCGCTGATCATTTTTGGTCTGATAAACATCGAGTGGTAAAGATGCTGTTACGGTGGAGATTAACCTGATGCAGGCCCATACCGTACTGATTTGCATATTACGCTCATCAGTCACAACAGAATCACCAACCACACCGTGCGCTGACGTACCCGCCATTTGCGAGCCCTTATCGGGTGTCACCAGGCGACCGCCGGTCAGGATAGAGGCCATGCGCGCCCAGAATGGCGATCGCGTCCGCAGGTCAATGCTGTAATCGGTATCTGCCATTTTTACACGCTCAAGAAGTTGTAAATGAAATCATTAACGTCACCCTGCTCCTCTACCTCGTCACTGGTCTGCGCGCCAATAGACATCGCCAGCGCGACCATGCCGTCGATACGTCCGCTCGACTTACCTTTTACAAACTTTCGGTTACCGGCAGGGTCAGTGATTACCGTGGCGTTTTTGGCGCACATTTCGAGGATCGGATGATTGCCGTGCTTCAGCTGCGCACCGAGCAGTTTGGCTTCCAGCTCCCTGAGCGCAGGCGACATGGAAACAAACCCCTGACCGAACTCTACGAATCGTTCGAGCTCCACATCTGTGAAACCAGCATCGATGAGATGCGGGCGAAGAAATCGCATGTTATAGCGGTCAAACGCCAGCGCCCTGACGTTACAGAGATCAAAAACGCGCCGCAGCTCCCTGGCGATAAATCCATACTCGATAGCCTTACCTGGTGTCGTGTTTAGCCAGCCCTGCTTCGCCCATATGTCATAAGGCACACGATCGTTACGCGCCTTATCTGCCAGCCCTTCCTCTGGTAGCCAGAACTTACAGTGCACATCGCCCTGCGTGGTGTTCAGCACCAGTGCGGTCAGGTCTGACACGCTGGAAAGATCGAGACCGCCCCAGACGGTAGCCCCCGCCAGTTCGCCGGGTTCCTCCTTGTTCATATGCCAGACACTCTGGCTAACGAAGGGGCTTTTCGCTTCAACCCTGCGGTTTAACACAAGGTTCTCAAACTCTGCCTGGCGAGACGGCAGGCGTTTCGCACTGGCGGCCATATCCAGCACTTCTTTCTGGTTCATGAACACATCGAAGGCCGGGTTTGCCAGCCTGATGGCCTCGACAGAGAAAGGATCGATATCTTCCGGCGCGGTCTGAAGCCGGACCACCGTCCGGGGATCGGCTCCGGTCAGTCCATCATCAATCAGCAGGCTAAGCAGGTCGCTCGCATCAGGCGCCTGGGTGCTGATGATTATCGAAATTGGGTTATCCTGTGCAGCGGTGGCGGTTTCCAGCGCTTCATAAAGCGGGTCTCGCGGCCCACGCACCTGGCCCAATTCGTCGTGTGCGACAAATCGCGGCGAGAAACCGTAGGCCGTGGTAGCTTCGGCACTCAGTGCGCGGTAATAAGAACCCAGCTCAGGGCAGTGGATTTCTTTAGCTGAATCCTTGATCGCAACGTACTGCATTAGTACCGGGTTCATCCGGCACATCTTCGAGGCCAGGTTAAACAGAATGGCCGCCTGGTCGCGTGAGCGTGCCGCAGAATACAGCTGCGAGTTCGGTGCAGCCTCGGGCCCTACCAGGTAGAGCAGCATCAGCATGGCGGTTTCCACCGTTTTGGCGTTTTTTCGCCCGCGACTGATGATTGCGCGACGTGTACCATGCTTGTTGTCGAAAATGGCTCTGAAGTCATCCTTCATGAACTCAGCCATTTTCAGCGGCTGGCCGACAAACTTACCTTCGGGAATATAAATATTTCTTTCGCACCAGAGGATATTCCTCTCGGCTCTTGTCAGAGTTTTTTTAGCCATCGAAGAGCCTTATTCAATTTCCCAGGGTTTTTTCTCCCGCGGCAGATTTTTGTTGGCGCGTCCTACTGTTTTAGGATCAGCAGTCGCCTGCCGGGTGATACGCAGTCGCGTTGCCAGTGAAGACGCAGACCGTACTTCACGTTCGCGCATCGTGAGCAATTTATCGTAGCGCTTCAGCCCATCATCCCGAGCCAGCCACTCCAACTCAAACTCCTCGATCTGAGTGGTTAACAGTCTCGCCTGCACCACATGCCGACAGTACATTTCCATCATGTCGCGATGTGTTTCAGTAAATGAGCTGGCCGGGTTATCGTTAACCAGTCTGATCCAAACGTTTATCTCTGGATCGCTAAGGTGTAACGAGGGCTGCAGCCTGCTTTCAGCCAGAGCCGGAAGCGACACAGCCGTCGTCGCGGCAAGAGATTTTCTGCCTCGCTGTGCCATCGCTTTTTTCCTTTTTTTCTGGACGTTTTTGAAAAGAAAACTGGGGGCGCGGTCTTTTTACGATTACCGCCAGAGTTTTACCCCTCCCCCCACCCTGTCGGGCTGATAATGAGAAAAGCTATCATTTCTCGATGATCCGCAGGTTTTCACGAGGAGGGCTGGGGGGCTCCAGGCGCTCACCGACACCGACAGACATTGTCAGGATGATCGTTGGTAGCGTCTCGTTTGCTGTATGACTGAAGGAGATGGAGGATGCAGAAAGAAAGCTCACACCGTCAATACTCAGCTCCACCAGTTTGCCATCCCGGTATTCAATCTTCAGGTCTTGCATTGCGGGCTCCTGTTACCAGATAACGCGGCCATCATTGTCGAACTCAGTAACCGTTCCACCCTTCTCCATGCGTTGCTTAACCGAGTCGTGACAGCGCTTGCATAGCGACTGAAGATTGTCCGGGTCGTGGAAGAGGGTTTCATCGCCCTTGTGAGGTTTGATGTGATCAACAACGGTTGCGGATATCACCTGATTTCGCCTGAGGTGAAACTCGCAAAGTGGCTGCTTCTGAAGCTGGTGATAACGCAGCCGGTACCACCGTTTAGTGTTATAGAGATGATGCCAGGGTGAACTTGACGCCATATTCACTCCAAAAAAAGCCACCTTTTAAACGGTGGCTTTTCGAGAAGATAAATGTTTAACCGAAATACTTCCTGATTGCAGCGATAATTCTTTCATCCGCTACATTACCTGAACACTTCGCAATCAAATATTCTTTATCATCAAGAGCAAACGTTTCAATCGGCATACCAAGCTGTGCACCTTGGTCTCCGTAATAAGTCACGTAGTTATCATCATCTGCGACTGAAATAAGATCTACCTGATCACCTGGAAGCAACGAAACGACCTGTTTTGACATAAGCCCTCCGATTTGTAAGAGCTTTAACATTATCACAGGCACTCGATAAATGCCTGTTGTAATGCCTTAGCTCGCCTGTTCTGCGATGGTATCAAACAGCGCCAGCGCCTCGGTCGCTTCCTGGATGGCCTTACGGGTCTTCGAGACAATCTCACTTTCAGTGAAGACGCGATCGAAAGAGTCAGCGAATAGCTCAGCTTTCAGATTGCTATCACCAACCCAGTCAATGGCCAGCTTGGCCGCTGCGGTGTCGTAGTTAACTTTCTTGATGATATCCAGGCGGATTTGCTCGGATGCGGTGATCTCGGACATGTCTTACCTCTGCTTTTTTGCACATAAAAAAGCCTCGCAGGTGCGAGGCTTAAAAGATAGTATTCATAGACAAAACTTAAAGGGGGGTGTAATGCTCCTTTAACACCTTACACCAATGCCTTATAGTTCTAGATCTCCTAGACACGGTTTCGGCACTTAAAGAATGGCACTGCTCTAAAAGAAAACCTTCTGCAGTTTCCGGTTCTAACTGAGAGAGATTTTCAACACCCGCCCAATTTATCCAAGCCCAACCTATATGACTGGTTTCAAAACATCTCGCCGCAATCTTAAGTTTAACATCGTCTTCTGATTGAATTAACTGCTGACCAAATGATGTTACCTTACTATTATTATCAAGGAACCCTAATACCTTAGCGGCATGAATATAATAATATATATGGCGCTCCTGCAGACCTGTATTGAACTCACTACAAGGTTCACCACGCCATTTTACTTCAACGATATTGAAAACTCGCTCTAAGGTATCGGCTTGCGGTATCTGGTGACCGCTAACAGATAGCATTGATAACTTATTAATATCTTTTAGATAAAAATCAGCCCCAGCCTTTGTCAATACAAAAATTAATTCACCAGTCTCGTTGCTTCTGAGCTCCATGTTCGTACCGGAAGAAACAACTGCCTGAAAAAGATTTGATAGTGATTGAATATCAATCCTGTTTTCATTAATGAAATCAATTACATTAGCTCTTGCTTCTATCAAAGCGCTTAAAGATTTTAACAATTCTTCAAACAAAGAAAGCTTCTCTGCTTGAAATGAAATTATGAACGATCCTGGGCGAGCATCAACTGGACGTAATTTGTCTTTAAGGCCATCTAAATCCAAAAGACTGTTGTATAGTTCGCTAAATCTGTCGCATACGCTTGAAACATTGCCTAAAACAAGATTACCTTCACTTTTCTTAGAGCTTTTTTCCAAATGTATTTCATGCGTGGAGTATTTTATTGGTGCGCCAATTCGTCCATTGCCAAGAACGGGTACAACTGAGCTAATGAACAATCCACTAGCAGGTAACTTAAAATTATTTAAGTCTTCTGCATACAAAACATCCCAAGCAGGAGTCTCATCTCTATTGTAAGGAGCCTGAACCTTGTAAAAAAAACTTTGTTCAAGCGCAGTAAGAGCCGAGTGAATATCTATTCTCTTTCTTTCAATTAGCTCAAGTTTAGTTGGTGATACCGGTATGATAAACCAACTATCTGAATTTTCATCTTCAGAGATCCAATACACTACGTATAAAGAGCCAACTTCATTTTCTACTGAAAAGAAACGAGGCTCTTCAAAGAACTCATACACTCTTTTATAAAGCAGTGTTCCCAACATAGTTTTGGGGAGGAAGATATTACTCATTCTCCTTCTCCCACACACTCGAAGTGTTCATGTATATGGCTATTAGTTCTAAGCCAAATTGTGTAATGAGCAGGATCAGCAAACGTTTTTTTCATAACACCCATTAATGGGGTTACCTGACCTTTAGCAACCAAACGGTTGCCCAATGCTTCAGGGAATTTGGCTTTTGCATCATTGGCACCTCTCATTTCAGAAAAGAAAGAGGTTCCAAAAACACATATTAAAGCCTCACCTTTACATTTTTTGTGGCGATTCGGGTACTCTTCATGCGTAGAGAGAAAACATTGTGCTGTAGGGGGGCTTACTCGAACTAACCGAAAAAATTCCCCCTCAGCATCCTCGGCTGTCTTCGGTGGTACGCCTTTAGGAAAAAATTCAGGCCATGCATCCTGAAAAACTTCTGCTGCGGCTTCTGACATAAAAACCATCCCGTGTAGTCAAAAAAATCTGCCAACACGTTATTGATTGATAGTTAGAAACTTACATTTTTTGCTGGCATCATCAGCAATATAGCAAAAAAATATTTATTGTGAACACCAATTTGCTCTCAACAACTTACCGCTCCAATAACTTGTTAATTAGCACTTTTATCATTCATATACTTAGCACAGTTAATCTGCGCCGCTTTGTTATGCACCAGAATGTCGCGCTTGGTCTGCTTATCCAGCACGTCGATATCGTGGTCAGTCAGGTAGATGATCCGCACCCAACTGCAGGCCGTATCAACGACTACCGGGGCGGGTAAACTTTTCGCGCAGCTCCCGATCAACATAGTCATCAGGCATATGGCTAACAGTCTGCTGTACATCACTGGCCCCTTTCAAAACTTCCGCCTTACGTTGTGCCGCGGCGACGGTGGCGGCGGCATTCTCTTCGGTACGCTGCTGATCGGCTTTGGCTTCTGCCTTACTGGTCCCACGAGCGTGGCCAATACCGAACGCGCCAGCGATAACCGCCAGCAAAGCAGTTGCCAGACCAATAATCATTTCAATGCCCATAGTGACCTCATACCAGTACAGATTTAGCCAGGTTAAACAGCGCTCGGCGTTTATCCAGACCGTTTCGACCACCGTTAATAAGCAGCGTTACACGCTCCACGTCGCCGGAATGAAGCAGGCAACCGTGGGAAACATAAAACCATGCGGCTGAACGCGCTGCGTAATCATCTCGCTCCAGCAGCTCAGGCTGGGTGACAAGTTCAAGCTTCAGCGCCAATCCGCAGCTGCGATAGTTGCTCAGGCCCGTGACTTGTTTCAGACCGCGACCACGATATTTCCAGCCATCACCGGCAACCTGATTACCGAGATTCTTTTTGCCCCACTCGCCCCCATACACCAGATTCGCGATTGCTCGCTGATTAGCTGGCTGCGTTGCCGTTCTGCCGAGTGCGGCGGCCTGCTGGGCGGTGATACGGTGTTTACCGAACGTAGGCACAAGGCTATCTGCTGCATAGTTCAGATTTTCCACCAGCCGGGTAAAGCCTCCGGACTCATGTCCCATCTGGGCAATGAACATTGCCTGATCGAGTGGAGCAGTGATGCCAAACTCTTTCATCGCGGCTGTAATATGCGGAAACCAGCGCGCAGCTAACCCGGCGCTGATACCAGCCGCCTTCTGGAATTGTGTTTGATTCATTAGTGCCTCAGTGCATCAACCAGCCGCGCTACATTGCCTCTTACGCTCAGCAGCACAACAAGGATCATGATATTGGCCGCAATGGTGGGCCATGATGAATAGGGATAGATGCCGCACAGATACGCCAACGGCACAGAGCTGTATATCACTGTTATCAGCCATGCCAGCCGCGACACCCACTTACGATGACGTGAGTCTCTGCGGCGATAGAACATCAACGTAACAACGACACCAGCACATAACAGCGCATTGATGGTTGCAGTTGGATCATTTAGTACCACCGGAACCTCCCCGGCGCGTTATTAGCGCCACCAGCGAGCCAATATCCTGATTGTTCAGGAAAGTGAGTATTTTTACGGCCAATGCCGAAATGATTACGGCACCAATTGCATCCAGAGGCTTATCGTTGTACCCGGTCAGGTCGGATAACTTAGAACCGACCAGCCCGGAGCACAGAACTCCAGCGATATAGGACACAACGAAATATGCCATCCGTCGTGGGGCGCTCAAATCGGCCGCTGTCGCTATATAAAAGACGGAACCAGCAAATGCCCCGAACACAACACCGTAGTCTGTACCGGTTAATAGCCCGTAAACACTCGCCCCAGTTAAAGCGCCACCAGCTAAGCCTGTGCCGGTTATTGGTTCGGACATCGGTCCCCCTCTATTGCTGTGAATCCTCTCAGAACGAGGGGAAAGAATTCAGGCCGCAGGCTCATGCATTTCACGGTTAATCTGCAACTTTTAGTCAGGGCCTGAAATGAAAAAACCCCGCCAATTGGCGAGGTTCTGTAATATTTAAGTTCGTGTCTAAGTGACCACTCTTAACACATTAATATATAAAATTCGTAACGAATAGACTTTTATGCAACTTTCTCTACTTCTTTTTTATGGGCCCAATCATCCATTTCTAATCTGGCACCACTCATAATGATGCAGGCATCAATAAACGTTTCGGCTATCATTAACCTGTTACGTATTTTTCCCTCTGAACATTTTTCCCAGCGGGCAATAGTCGATTTAGAAACGTTATGCATGTAATGCAACATCACCAGATTTAACTCATCATCCCGGCCAGCTCGTTTAAGCATTCCTACGGCAGCGTCTACAATAAGGCCATCATTGTCACAACATGACTCGCGCGACTTTGAGGTATTTAACAGGAGGCCTTTAAAACCCGCTGCAATTGGTGACCAGTCAACCTGAGAGCCTTCACTAATAGCCCAGGTTCCCCACCGTTCGAGTACCAGTTGAATATCACGCTGCATGGTTCACCTCTTTAATCAGTCCGGTAATAATTTCGATACTGTTGTTGCATTGATTTCCCCAGCGGTCCCATCCTTTCCACTCTTCCCGAGCGAATAGTTCGATCCGTTTCACATCACCGTATAATTGCTCCAGTCGGTTCCTTACTTCCCACGGTTTAGCGCTGTGCTCACCGAGGCAGGTGTGAACAACCTGTTTTACCGATGCGCTGGCGCGGGTTAGTCCGGTTCCCCTGGTCGCTATCAGGACATCTTCTGTATTGCTCCGGGTATGATTGCCGCCGTTCATGCGCGTCTCACGGTCCAGCATCTCAAGAAGATCATTGAAGTCCACCAGCTTTCCGGCGTTTAGTGCCTTGTTGAAGCGGTCAGCGGCGTTCTGATTCAGTTTTACCCAGGTAAAGCCTTTCATTGTTCTGACCCGGAAACCCCATGATTCAGCCAGTTCTACAGCCTCGCGGTTATGGGTCCCCGTATACCACATCGCCAGTACGGCGTTATCAGCAGCCAGAGACCAGACAGGGAGCCGTTTCAGGTCTTCAATGCTCATTGTGCTGTAATGATTACAGGCTGCGCCGTTGCTAATTCGGTTGCCGTATTCCCACGGCGGATCACAGTAGATGAGATCGTAATTCATGCGGCCCTCTGCTTTTTCAGTTCGCGAGTTTTACGGCGGTATTTAGCCGCTATGTTTTCCAGGTCTTCTTTTGAGTAATGCTTCGCTTCGTGTGGGCCTTCCAGCCATTCCACCAGCGGCAATCCATACCACTCGATCAGCGTCTCCCTGTAGCGGGCATGTACAGTGGCATTCTTTGCAGCGAACCGACCCGATCCACCATTACAGGCTTTGCACTGCCGGTAAGCATTCTTCTCTTCAAAGCGCAATTCAGGACGAGCACCTACCCCCATGAAATGACCGCAATCCCACTGGCCGCCAAAGATCATAGGTGGGTGATAAGTGCCACATGATGGGCATGGTTTCCCCTCGTCGCGTTCACGGATAAAGGCATTAAAGGCTGACTGGGCTTTTTTGATGTAGTCGCCACGGGTAAGCAGAGCCTTTTTGCGCATCTTCAACTTGTCCTTCTGTTCCGCCTCCGCTTTTTTTGTTTCAGCGCCCTGTTGTGGGCTATAGCACAGAGCGGGCCACAAACCTTTTGCAGGTTGCGGGCCGGAGTGAAGGTTTCACCACAGCTGGCGCACTTCTTCGGTTTGTACGTTTTCACCTTTGCAGCCGCTGGTTTCTTCACTGTTTCATCCCCCGGTGAAATACCCACTCGAATACTTCTGAACCGTTAAGCAGCAGATCATTAAAATCACCCTGCGCAGGCCAGCGCACGGAGACACTTTCCAGATCATTCTTCGCGTGCAGATTCGCCGCAGCGCATTCAAAAGCGGCGGCATGCCCAGCAGCGTTTGCATCTGAGTCTGCAAAAATAATGAGGTTCTTTACGCCAGCAGGAACACGGAACTTCTTCATGAATGCAGTGTTCATCGTCGCCCAGGTATTGCACTTAGTGATCTGATGGCAGGCCAGCGCCGTTTCGATACCTTCTGCAATACCCAGCGTGGAGGACGTAGGGAACATGCGGATAGCAACAGACTTAGCAAATTCCAGATAACTATCTTCCTGCAGCTTCATCATCTTCTTGGCTGCGCCACCTGTTTGCGCCTTTTTATCACCATCAAGCAAGGTGCGGTGCAGGTAACACAGTTCGCCACGGTCATCAGTTGCCAATGCATAAATAGCCTGCAGGTTTTTCCCGTCTACTGGCTGCTTATCGCAGAATCTGATGCTCTCAGAAGGAAGGGAATTGATACCCCTCCCTTTCAGGTAACTATCTGCCCCGGTTCCGCGCAGCGGGGTGAGCTTTGCAAACTTACGACTGACCTTTTCACGCTGTTGCGCCAGCGATGTACGTACCGGATTTACTCTGGTGCGGTCTGAGGTGTACTCGTTGCCGATCAGGCGGTCTATTTCTGAGGCCAGAACCTTAAACTCTTTGCCAGTCTTAGCGGTCAACAAGGCCCAGCCATCACCAGATCCACACACGCAGATGTATGAGCCGGTGCCGTTTTTATTGTCGCAGCGGAATTTTCCGGTACGGCCACACAGAGGGCATTCCCCCTTGAGATGGTTTTTCCCGGTGATACCAGGGAGACCATAGTGTTTAAATATTTCCGCCCAGCGACCAATCGCAGCTTGTTTGGTATTCATGCGGCATCTCCTTCTTTCTCTTTTCTCTTCGCAAAGGCGATCTGTTTTGATTTGATGAAATTCGTTACTTCCGGTGTGATTTGCTGCGGGGTGTGATGTAGCCCCCGTGGCCATACAGAGAATTTTTGTTTGTAGGTATGCGCACACCAGCCATCACTGACCGGGCGTCCCTGCGCTGCGCGGGTGCGCTGGTAAAAAAGAATCTGAGACCACCAGGATTGCTTCTGCTCAGCGGTATATTTGACTTCCGCTTTGCTTACCTTTTTCAGCCCACGGGATTTATCTGTTTCCACGTCTTCCCCGGCGAGCGGTTTAAAACCACATTTCGGGCAGATGTATATCCCGGCTGGTTTGACGAAGTGGCACTGGCTGCATTCTTTCGGCAGCTTTTCTGCTTCATCGGTCTTTACGGCTCTCTGCGGTGCTTCTTCCATGCCGTCAGACGATGAAGGGAGATAGTCGTATTCAATATCGTCTGGATAGCCCAGCTTATTAACCGTGCCTGTGTGGTCGAAGATGAGGCAGTGATCTTTACCAGGAGCGGCACGCAGGCCACGCCCAAGAATCTGAATCCAGCGCATTTCGCTTTTTGTTGGCCGGGCGAAGATAATGCAGCGAACATCACTATCAAAACCGGCTACCAGAACACCAACGTTAATGATGATTTTGGTTATGCCCTGTTCGAAGCGGCGGATCGTGAGCTGCCGTTCGTCGTGCGGCGTGCTGGCTGTCATAACTTCAACCGTCACGCCAGCGCTGGCAAATTCAACCGTGACAAAATTGGCGTGAGCGACATCTACGCAAAAACAAATCGTCGGGCGGTCTTCGCCGTTCTCCAGCCAGTTTTTCACGATGTCGCCTACCAGCTTGGCTTCGCTCATTACCTGGCTGAGCTGGTTTTCTTTGTAGTCGCTGCCATAGCCTGCTACGTATGACGTTTCCACTTTGGACAGATCAGGATGCGACGGTGCATAGAACTCATATTTGCTCAATGCACCAATGGCGATCAGTTCCTTCATGGTCGTTGGCTTAATCAGGCGCTGGTAGTAATTGCCCAGGAACTTAGCGAAAGGCGTGCCGGAAAGGCCGATTACCTTCGTTGCTGTGTTGCGAGTGAGATTGTCGATAACCTCCAGCAGTTTTTTGCGCTTCAGGTGGGCTTCATCAACGATCAACAGGTCGATATTGTCCGGGAACTCACGGCGAATCAGCGTATCCGCACTGGCAATCTGGATTAGAGCTGTGGGGTTGTATGACGGGTGATCACGCCAGACATAACTGATTTCTTCGCCAGGAAGGCCGTATTCCATGAATCGGGCTGCGGTCTGGTCCAGCAGAACCGTATACGGAGCCACAAACATTACGCGCATTTCACGGCTTACAAAGCCATCAGTGATCAGCGCGGCTATTGCTGTTTTGCCGAACCCTACAGGGGCGTAGAGCATGAAGGAGTTATTCTGTTTCCAGGCGCTGCGCAGCATGTTTAACGCGACTACCTGTTTTTCGCGGGGCTGGATGTTAAGCATTAGCAGTAACCTCCCCGAAGGCCATAGCCACCAGCTCGGCGATGACAAACTTAGTGCGCTGACGCTGAACCGACAACGTAACGGTTTTGGTCCCGTCTTTGCGCTGGCGGCCTTTAAGAAAACCTCCGTGAATGTGTCGAATAAAATATTCAGAGTTAGCCAGGCGCGGAACACTGCGTACCCGTCCGAGGTTGCTGACTTCGTAGGCTTTGGAATACGGCTCAACCGGAACCGGGGCCCATTTTTCGTTAGCGTCTGAATAAATCATTTTGGCTCCTTTTGGATGTCTAAACGTCTGAACTTCCAAGCGACGTTTTCAACCCCATACAGTGATCTATCTGTTAGATCGTTCTCTTCTGGTAAAGCTGTTCCAGCCCTTCGGGCTAAAACCCAACACCGCCCCCTTTCCCCCAACCCAGATTCAGAAAATCAAACCCTGGGTGGGAGCGACGTATATCCCCTAACCGCTGGGGTATACCTCGTGCAAAACTCTCGCAATCGGCGGTTTGCCGTCCGTCGTGCGGCGTTCTGCTGCCGGAATGACACCGGCTCTGCATCAAACGCTTCCTGGTACGCCTGCGCATACGCCATCGCGATTTTTTCCCGCATACCTGCCGGGAGTGTTGCCAACTGCTCTTTAATCCACGGGGCGTCCTCACGAGCAAAAACCGTGGGCATAGTCACGTGGAAATATTCGTCCTGGTACATTGGCCCTCCTGCTTGCGTGGTGAGCCTCACAGAGTTAATTACCCTGAATTTGAAGGTCCATTTGGAATGTCGTCAGGGGAGCAAAAGACCATGAAAAGCAGCGCTAAATGCTCCTGCCACTTAGCCATGACCTGGTAACTGTTCGCTTCAATTTGAGCGCGTTCATCGCGATCTATTACGCCGTCAGCGGTTGCCTTCCGAAGGTATTGAGAGTGTTTTCCTATCCACTCAACCGACTCCATCAGTCTTTGGTTGATATCCCCGTTATCGACATCTTCAACATCGGTAAGCGGTACGAAAACTCCTCCAGAGGCTTTCGCAATAGCATTCGCGATATGGTGTGAACCACCAGCGCGCTGGAGAACCATTGCCCACCCAAACGGGAATACCTGATCGCCATCAGTACGCAGACGGTTGAACAAGGAGTTCTCAGTCACATCAAGCCATTCGGCTGCTTCTGCATACCCGCCAGGTAATTCCGCGATCGTCTTTTTGATTGCGGCCACCAGCCAGGCTGGCTGTTTCTCGACTTTCCAATCAGGTTGATTACCCACGGTTTACCTCGATTAGCTGTGGTTACTTTCACTGCTGGTTTGATGAATAATTGACTTCATCAACCTGGCAGACTTTGTTAAGACGATTTTTTATGGCTTGGGAAAGGTCTAATTTCCTCGCCCTTAACGCTTCCATCTTGTTGAATGGTCACATAAATATTTCGTCCGCTACGAATAGCCTTACTTATTGCGCATTGGATAACGCCAAAGTCGCTGGCAGTTTTTTCCTGGCCGTGAATCTTGGCGTAATCAGCTAATGTCATACGACTCATGGACACGCTCCGTATTGATACATGCAACAAAGAATACTTGGGGTATTTATTGGTGTCAATATGAAAGGTATTTTTAGTTTTAATAGTGATGGTATTAGAATGACGTTATGGAACCTAAAAAGAATCTGACGACAGAACAGCTTGCAGATGCAGCACGTCTTAAAGCTCTGTATGAGTCAAAGAAGAAAGCGCTAGGCGTCACCCAATACTCAATCGCTGATGAGCTGGGCATTACGCAAGGAGCTGTAGGGCACTATCTAAACGGGAGAAATGCTCTTAACCTCACCGTTGCCGCTGCATTTGCAAAGATTCTGCAAGTATCTATTGCTGACTTCAGCCCTTCCATTGATGAGGAAGCGCAGAAAATATTGGCAAATGAGACATCCAATGTGAAGCTGGTCGGCCCATATAAGCAAGGAAAGGAGTATCCATTGATCAGCTTGGTGCAAGCTGGAGCCTGGGCAGAGGCAATTGAACCTTACTCAGTCGATGAGATCGATGAATGGTTCGAGTCCGATACAAAGGTTTTTGGTAAAGCCTTTTGGTTGCGTGTCGAGGGCGACTCGATGACAGCGCCTACTGGCCTTAGCATTCCTGAAGGGACCCTAGTCTTAATAGATACAGGCCGGGAAGCTATAAATGGCAGTCTCGTTATCGCAAAAATGGTAGATGCGAACGAAGCAACATTCAAAAAGCTCATAATAGATGGCGGCCAAAAGTACCTTAAAGGTCTCAATCCGGCGTGGCCACTGAAAGAAATCAACGGTAACTGCAAAATCATTGGTGTGGCTGTACAAACCATGATGCGCTTGGTTTAAGCTTCAAACCCGGTACTTCACCGGGTTTTCTCTAAACAATCTCCTCTCCCCCTTCACAAAAAAAATACCTTTAGAATTCATATCCATATCATAAATCCGCCCAAAATAAATACCCAGAGTATTTACAATAAAGAATACCCCTAGTATTCTAAAATTACACCAGCGGAAAAACACCATACGTAAACATTACGGACGGTGCATTAGCTGAATGTAGTCGAACGGCGCGACTTAAAACCATGCGTCGGAACCGTGGCGGGACAGGATGTCGGCAATACGGTGTAGTAAAAATCAACCAATGGAGGAAATCATTATGTGCAAGTAAAGCGGACAGACCGCAGCAGCCGAATGGCGGCAATCGCAGGGGCATAACCTGCGCCCGAGTCTCTCGTCGTGAGCCAGCTTCGCATCTGGTTAGGGTTAATGAATATAAGTAGCGCCGGGGAAGCATCAGGAACGCCAATCCTGAACTGGTTATGGGCGGCCATAGGGCGACAAGTTCTCAAGGGCATGAGCGCGGCCACTGCGTGAATGTGGCATGAAAATTTTATTCCAGCCCCTTCCGTATGAGGGGGTTAGGATGAATCCACCAGCAACATAATTTTAGAAGGATTATTAATATGAACGTAACAACGGAAATATTAGCTATCCGCGATAATATTGAGTCACAACTTATCGCTACCTCCGATCTTAACAGATTCGTTACTCAGTTAAGCTGGAAAATGAGCACCCTACTGACCGAACTTGAGGGTGCGTCTGATCTTATTAATTGTATTTTAAAAACTGGTCACCTGAACCTATCACCCAGCCTGCGTAGCTCGCTAGATCAACTGGCAAAAGATTCTGACTCTTTGAAATTACTTCTAAGTAACTCTGAGCTTTATCGCTCAATTTGCTCGGCACAATCTCATCAAGAAGAACAAACAACTTTGCATAAAGACTCAAGCTGTTAATTTGCTCAAGGCTCCAGTTCGTCTTTAGAAAAACCAAGTGATGCAGAGAGTTAATTCCATCAAGAAGAATTAATGAATTTTTATATTTTAGACGATGCTCATGCAGGTAAAGTTCTATAAGAATCAATTTATAAAGATGACTTCTGCAATGGGATACGCTGGTTGTGTGAGGATTATTTCTGTAATCAAATTCAGTAATTTGGTAGTGCTTAGCAAGTTCAGGAATCATTGCTGAGTAAAGATTTTCATATCCGTTCATATTTTACCCTCTTGGCTGTGTGAGAACTCCCAAGATACCACCGAGCCTGATGTGGTGAAAAGACAGGCCTATCGCTGTGTGAGGCTGTTCACTTGGCGGTTATCCAGTCTTCCACCAATCAAACAGGAGGAAGAGGATAATGTTCTGATGGGTAACCGCCCTTTTTATTCAATGTGTCCGCTCCCGGTGTTGGCTGGGCTGCCCAACCCAGCGCGGGTTCAACTCCTGCCGGATACCTAATTAATCGGTGATTTATATGACCTTCCGTAACGTTAATTTCCCCTATGGCGACCTGATGCGCGTCCCTCGCGGTGTGCAAGCTGTTCGCAACCCTAAATCATTCGTTCGCTTCTGGCGGCAGAGCTGGATGTACAGGCTTCTTACCCAGAAAGGCGATCCTTGCTGATAACTGGAGATAATTATGTCCGAAACCAAAAATACCACGCCGTTTAGCCAGCAGCTGGCGTACATCAACAAAGGCACTCTCGATGCCGAGCTGACTGAAGCGCTGGCCGAAGTCATCAAGGCTGTACGTGAAACGGGTAAAAAGGGAGCTGTGACCCTTACCCTTAACTGTTCAATGCTGAATACCCGTGACGAAAACACCATGAAGGTCACGCCAAAAGTAACCCGCACGATCCCGGAACTGGACCGCGCCGATACCATCATGTTCTCTACCGCTGATGGCGATCTGCTGCGTGATGACCCGGCGCAAGTTCAGATGGATTTGAAAGTTATCGAACAAGCACCGCAAGCTGCGCCTATTAAGCTGGCTCAGTAATCCCACCCTCTTTTTCAACTCACCTATCTAAAGGAATTATTCAATGTCTCAAATTGAAGGCTCTGCCGTGCACGACATCCGCGATCTGGTTGCTGCAACGCTGAAAACTAATACCGACATCCCTTCCGTCGTCGTCCCGGATGGCTTCGATATCAAATCGTTAGAAAGCCTCCAGAGTGCCCCGTCTCGTATTCGCCAGAATACAAACCTGATTTCCCCCGGTTCGCTAATCGCATATATCCAGCGATTCCGTGATACGCGTTCTGTTGTTTTCGCCGACAAGACAAAAACCCGGATCGTCGCGGTGCTGGACTTCCACCAGGACGCCGATAACCCACACTGGGGAATGCACAAAGCAGTTTATGACTGTCCTTTCTCTGATGACTGGAAAGCATGGGTGGGGTCTGATGGTAACAAGATGAATCAGATCGACTTCGCTGAGTTTCTGGAAAACAACATCCAGAACATCGCGCCGATTAGCGATAACTATAAAGGCCCGTCCGGTACCGATCTCCTGGAAATGGTACTCGCCTTCCAAGAGACAAGGAAAGTTGAGTTCAAGTCAGTTAAGCGCCTGCAGGACGGAACCTGTCAGTTCCAGTACAGCGATGATAAATCCGGCTCAGGTAATACCAAAATCCCGGAAAAAATCAGCCTGGCAATCGCGCCTTTCCATAATGGCGCACCGTACCAGATTGATGCGCGAATTCGCTACCGCCTGCACGACGGTCAGCTGGTCCTCTGGTATGAGCTGATCGAGCCGAAAAAAATCATTGAGCATGCCTTCCAGGAGATCGTAGCCGATATGGAAAACCAGCTCGGCGATGAACTGCCTATCTACGAAGGCTCCATCTAACCCATCCATCCCGTGTGTTGTTTTATGCGCCTCCAGGTGGGGCGCATAGCGAAGCACTCCCTAATTCAAAAAGGTGACCATATGCCCAGCTTAGGCCAGCTCTATAACGATAAAGAATCCGGGTTAACTACCCGTAAAACTTATAACGTCCCGATCGCCTCAATTTATGCGGAAGAAGGCTACAACGTTCGCGAACTGAATCAGGCGCATGTCGATGAATTCCGCGATGCGTTTATTGCCGGTGAATATATTCCTCCGCTGGCCGTCGAAGTTACTGAGCGTGGTGTAAAGGTGATCGACGGCCACCACCGCTATCACGGTGCGCTCGCTGCTATTGCTATGGGACACGATATCGTGCGCCTTGAGTGCAAAGATTTTGTTGGTACTGAAGCCGATAAGATCGCGTTTATGGTGACTAGCTCGCAAGGGCTGGCACTTACTCCCCTTGAACGTGGTGCGGCGTATCACCGCCTTCAGAATCAGGGATGGAGCCCGGCAGAGATTGCCGCAAAAGTTAAGCGTTCAGAGTCCGATATCCTTCAACATCTCCAGCTTCATGAATGCACCCCGTATATCAAAAAGCTGGTTCGCGATGGCTCTATGAACTATGCCATTGCGATTGGCATTTCTCGTGAACATGGCGTTTATGCAGACCGGGAAGCCGCCAGGCTGATGAAAAAAGCAGAAGCAGCCGGGAAAACCAAAGTCACAAAGAGCATCGCCAAGCCACAATTCAATGCAGGAAAGGCGCGGAAGTTTCTGGAGATCATCTCATCATGCAAAGAGACCACCAGCGGCGGACTGATCATTGAAGTACCACCAGCAATGCAGGCCGAGGTGCTGTCGATTCTTCAGGAATTCCGCTACGAAACATCGGCACCTGGGGAAGGCGAGCAAAACAATGAACAGACCTCATCATCTGAAGAAAGTGATGCCGCATGACAGAAACTATCCTCAAATGCCCTACCTGTGGGGCTTTACCTCAATTCTCCTGGCATGGTCATAGCCCCTATATGCGTTATGGGGCTTTGCAATGTCCGCACAAACATCATTCTGTAAAGGTGACCTACCACGCCGATAGCATTGGTGCCGCGCGATTGAATCTGATTCAACAATGGGAGGTGTTAGTAAATGATTTTCAAAATTTACCGTGATCCCATTCTGCGAAAGACATTAATCCTGGATGCAATAGTTCTGGTTGGAGCGGCATCGCTTTCTGCGCTGGGAATATGGCTGGTCAATCAATGGGTGGCAGCATGAATGTCAAATGCTTAAAAGATACCGAAGGATACTGGACGGAAGGTGAAATGTATCCGGCACGTGTAGTGGCTGGCGGGTTTGTCCAAGTCGGCGACGATGACGATCCCAATGGCGAAGGCTGGAGCGCTGCACCAGTGGAATATCGGGACGATGGATCGATCGTTTATCAGGTCGGCGGTATTGAGGGTGAAGTGTTATTCGAGGAGGCCAGCCATGACTGATGCCCTGACGAAAGAAAAAATCATTGATGCTATGCGCAGTTCTACTGAGGGCTTCGCCTTCTTAATCGTCGATTCGTTGGAGTTTGAACTTAAGCGCCAGCTTACCGACGCTGAACAGCAGGAAGTTTCCACAGTTGTTGAACAGTTGGTTCTAACGTTTCCTGAACCATGTCCGCGCTGTGGCGTAACATCTACCCGCCCGAATGGTGAGCATTATTGCCATGCTAACAGCGTGAGGGCTGAATAAATGACCAATAACCAGTTAACAGACGCGCAAATTTCAAACGCGACACTCATTCGTTTAATTCGATGGGCTGATGAGCATAAAAGCCACTACGTTGCAGCTGCGTTGCGAGAGCTACAGGGCCGCCGCAAGGCAGACAGCGAGCCGGTGGCGTTCACCGAGAAGCACGAAATATCGAACATGCATGCGACAGGGCTTTATCTTCGTGCGTGGCCCGCTGACCGGGCGCGGAATGCTGTCGAAGGTTACACAATCCCGCTCTATCGCCACGCGCCTCCAACGCCGGAACGTGACCAAGTACGCCGAGAGCACGCCGAGTGGTCACAGGCTACCTTCGGCAATGTCGGTCCGGTTGGCCCGCTGAAGCACCTCAGCAAAGAAGCACTGGAAGCAGCTGCCGAGCCTGGCGACCTGTCGGAGTGGGCTGATATGCAGTTCCTGCTGTGGGACGCCCAGCGCCGTGCCGGTATAACAGATGAGCAGATTACCCAGGCGATGATCGAAAAGCTGGCGGTGAACAAGCAGCGCTCATGGCCGGAACCAAAAGACGGGGAACCAAGGCTGCACATCAAAGAACGACCTCGTAAAAAAGTAGATCGCTGTGATGTTTGTACTGAAGGGGCTCGCGGTGGGTGTGGAACGTGTATTTTTAACGGTAATTTTGAATGAGGTGCTTATGACTTCTACAGATTTTATGGAAGAAAAAGAAGTATTCGAATTGCTGGGAAAGAAAAAAACAGCTGTATGGCGTTTACGAAAAGAACATGGTTTTCCTCAGCCAGTGTTAACTTATCCAACGCGTTACAGTCGTAAGGCTGTAACGCGTTGGTTGGAAGAAGGTGGGATAAATAAGTCTATATAGTTTAACGCTGATACATTAAGCTAAGTATTCTTTTGATTTTCTAAGAGTTTTTGCAACTCAGGGTTGTCATTCGTTTGAGTTGTTCTGTGAGTATTATACTCTTCAAGAGTTTCATTGCGTTCTTTTAATTTTTGCATGTAAGTATTGTTTATAATATCGTGCCGATCTTGCAAAACCTGTTCAAGTTGTTTACGGAAATCAGCAATCTTCTCCTCAGAAATGATACCTTTATATTTTTCAATATCTTTTTTGAGGAGTTTTTCTTTTCTTTTGTTAATACTTAACAATTGTCTATTTACACTACCTAATGACCACTTGAACCCAAGCGTTTTAATCCAATGAGACAAAAACATTGCGAAGCATGGGAGTGCAGCTAATATCAATGACTTAAGTGATGATAAATCTGAATTTATAAACGGTAAGTGCCCATCCCAAGATGCAATGACTAAGGTTGCAGCCCCAGTTAAGCCACTAGCAACAGCATTAGAAATAAGAGGTACTTTTTCGTAACTTTCAGGTGTTGATTTTTCAGTCACCTGCACCTCCTTTGACTACCTTTCCATTACGGATTGCAGCCATGGCTACTTCATAGAACTCGTCATCTGTTGAAACATCAACAACTTTTGTATGCCTAACTCCCTCATCATCAACGTATTCCAACGAAATTAGATGCCGTGGAGTAAACATGAAACGTATACGATCAAAGAGAATCTTGAAGGCCCAGTAAAGCACAGGGAGGATGCTGAAAAAGGCCAGCCAGAAAGCAAAAGCTGTCATGATCCCCCCCTTAGTTTACGTAGCTATAAAAGTTCGTTCACTCTACCAACTATGTAGGTTTTGTCCAGAGAATTCAAGTTTTCCCGGACAAGCAAATCGACATAGTAAGTATCACTGAAAATCCCAGCCTCACGGCCTGTTCTGACTCGTTGCAGGAACTCTTCGTCTTCGATTGAAACCGTAATAGTATCGTCGTCATAGTTTGCTCGCCATCCACTATTTTTGTCTTTATGAATAGTCAAAAATGTTATAGCCACATCTTCAAATAATTGTTCAGAAAAAGACTGTTCAACAGGAACCCTACGGTATTTAAATGGCTCAGCATTTCTTTTTTCTACTATAACGACATCCCTGCCTTGTCGGGTTGAAATTTTAAATGTTTCATACCCATCTTTCTGCAAAGGGTTATGGATGATCTTAGATAATGCTTTTCTGATGCTGGGAGAAGCTAATAGTGGTCTATAATAAGAAGGTGCTACTATCTCCTCCCCATCTTCTAATATTATCTTACAATCTCCGTCAGCGGTTAACGTTATACGGCGTATCTGACGCCCATTGATCATGCGAATTATGTCTATTAATGTATTACCAGCAGCAACAGCGGCTGTCCCACCAATACCAATAATACTTAAAATATCTAAATATTGAGTTGGATTTTGAATGACATCGATTAAATATTCGAAAGAGCCTTCGCGAAAAGGCTCGACTTCCACATCTAAATTTTCACCAGTTCCGTTAACAATAAAGTTAACTTCTTTTAGCAAACTATTAAGACCATTCAGAGACTCGGTTAAAACATCTAAATCTATTTTATGATTGGCTAATGCTTCACCATCATATTTAACCACTAACTGTTCAACTACATTATTTTCCTCTTCGAGAACATCATCTTGTAGCATTTTATTTACTTCCATTCAGGTAAAGTTAGGGGGTACTTATAAACAGGTACAAATTAGCATAGGTGCTTAACATGCCAAAATATTTTATCTGCATACAACTCATAAGCATCCTTCTGTTCTGCTAACCAGTCGTGCTTGTTGTATACCGCCATAACCCCTCCCAGCTCATGCCCAAGCATCTTTTCAGTGACGTGGGGCATAACCCCTTCTCCTGATAAGTTTGTCACCAGCGAGCGCCGGAAATCATGTGTACGCCACTCCGGTATATCAATTTTATCCCTTAACTTTTTCATATAGAGATTAGCTGATGAGCGATCTATAGGCTTGTCCAGTTCCTGACCGGGAAACAGAACATCATTTCCAGCATTGAGAAGCCTTTCAACAAAAGGTTTCACCTGGTCAAACACCGGGCGACGGATTACGTTACCCATCTTTGAATGCTCTGCTGGAGTCGTCCAGATAAGATCATCCATGTTGAACTCGCTGGCGGTAGCCAGGCGAAGCTCTGATAGCCTGGCTCCCCAAAGAAGAAGCAGCTGATGAAGCACCTTGTTAGATGTAACGATTTTGTTGTTTTCAAGAGCTAGCCAAATCTTAGCCAGTTCGGTATAGGTCAGAACCCTGCTACCCACATCAGGTTTTTTGCCAATGGTCTTGACGCTAAGCTTCAGGACTTCACACGATGGGATCAACTGGCGGCTGATACACCAGTTCATGACAGAACGTAGCTGTAGAAGAAGCACCCTGGCCTTTTTGCTGTTCTTCTTTTCCTGCTTATCAAAGAAACGCACCCATGCAGAAACTGGAATGTTAACTACCGGAGCGTCCGGGAATTCTGTGTACATCGTGTTGTACACAACTGACTTGTACAGCGTCTGAGTGTTCGGCTTCAGCGTTTCAACATACTTGCTCCACCACTGATCCAGGCACTCTTTTAGAGTCAGCTCGCCATCTTCTTTGGCAAAATAATTTTTCGGGTTTAGTCCCTTGAGGTACAATTCGCGCATCTCACCGACGACTACGCGCGCCTCCTTGAGAGACATAGCGGGATAGCGGCCAATGGAGAGGCGAACGGGCTTACCGTTCCAGCGATAACGAAACTGGAATGTGATCGTGCCTGTGGGAGTTATGCGTACACTCAGCCCGTCACCATCTGTGACCTCAGCTGCGCCGCTGTATGGCTTAGCATTGATGCTACGGAGTTTGGTATCACTAAGGGCCAC